CGACCAAATCCGATGGGGCATAGATAACGCAAAACTATGTGCCAAGATTTACTGGAACAAACGAATGAACCCAAAGGTGAAGTGATTCACCGCTAACCAAAAGTTAAATAGAAAGATAATAATGTGGATAATCGCAAAGAATATATCAATCATCTCTCACTCTGCTCTGGATATGAAGGCATTGGGCTTGGACTCAGAAGAGTTCTCCCAAACCTGCGAGAAATCGCTTACGTGGAGAGGGAAGGATTCGTTGCAGCGAACCTGGTTGCAAAGATGGAAGAGGGAAAACTGGATGCAGCACCTGTCTTTACGGACGTTAAAACCTTCCCGTACGCAGAGTTTCGTGGATGCGTGGACATCGTCTCTGGCGGGTTCCCGTGCCAACCCTTCAGCAATGCTGGCAAGCGTCAAGCAACTGAAGATCCTAGACACCTCTTTCCCTATATCCGGGACGGAATCAGAGACTGCCAACCTAGAATTGTTTTCTTGGAAAACGTTGAGGGAATCATCTCCACCAAGACCGCAGACGGAGAATCAGTTCTCCAGTATGTCCTCCGAGAGTTGGAAGGCTTGGGTTACCGAGCAACGGCAGGAGTATTCTCAGCGAGTGAAGTCGGCGCACCTCATCAGAGAAAGCGGGTCTTTATCTTGGCCTACGATAACAGTCAACGAGTCACACAACACTCCTTGTCCGAGTCAGTTCAAGAGGAATACTCCACCGCTGGGGACTGCGGTGATTATGGAGGAATCCTGGCCGACTTCGACAGTAGCAGAGGGGGGCAAGATAGGATGTCAGCCCAACTATGGTCAGAAGGGGCTATCGAATCATCCTGCAATCGTTGGCCAGCCAGACCAAGCCAACCACAGCACGAGTGGGAAGAGCCGAGAGTCACAGGGCAAACTGAATCCAAACTGGGTCGAGCAACTAATGGGTCTTCCAGTAGGGTGGACAGACTTAGGCTCCTGGGCAACGGAGTCGTCCCGGCTACAGCAGCCAAAGCCTTTGTCACACTCATCCAGAGAGTCCTATGAACCCGTACAGGATAACGTACACTAGGGACGATATGCCAAAGGGTTACATCGGTAGCGCAGTCAAACACGCTAGGGATGAAAAGGAAGCCCTCAAGCACTTCTGCGGGACGAAGCCGGACAAGGATGGCATCTTCCGTATGAAGCGAGGGGGCATAGGTAAACTTAAATCAATAACAATGGATAAAGAATAATGACAACAATAGCAGAATACACAGAAGAGAATTACGAAACCAGAAGAGTTAGCAACTTTTTGGATTGGGCGCACAAGAAGCTGAACGAGGAGGTAAAACAAATCGAAGAAATGGAGGCCGAGTACGGCACAGCGGTTTGGCATAAAAAGCCAAACAAACAGCGAGGTGTACCAGCCTTACCTCTTGAAGAAAAACAAAAGTTTGTTGGTTCAGTTGATGAACTCCGAGCGAATGGAATGACCGCTAAAGAAGCTTGCGCTAAATTTGGCAAAGGGTACAACAGTTATTGTAAGTATCGAAAAGATTTAGGTTTACCTCCGTATAAGCCTGGGTGGGGTAGACCTCCAAAAGACTCTCATTTGGTTACTTAGTAACTAAATTATATAAACCATATAACAGCCTATGTAAGATTAGCCGTTTCAAATCAGCCGTCACCCCGGAATTCTCAACTTAGGGGTGGCGGCATTTTGAGGGGGTGCAGGGATTTCGACTTGACTTCGGTCAAGGACGCTGGTTCAACTCCAGCCACCTCCACCATTTTAATTAATTACAACAATGAGTACAACACCAAAAACTAATGACGTACCTACCACAGAACAAGCTATCTGAATGGCGTGAAGCCAACAAGCCAAGCCGATGCCCGATACTGAATGATCGGCAGTCGGACTGGGTAGTTGATCACGACCACAGAACCGGGATGGTTCGTGGAGTTATCTCTCGTGTCGGTAATTCGTTGATTGGCAAAATTGAAAACTATTTAGTATCCAGGGGTGGTCAAAAACAAGAGGACTTCCCAAAAATACTTCGGAACATAGCCAACTATTTGGAATCAAAGAATACGGATATACTTCATCCCGTGGGACTTACGCAACTTACAAAGCGGTTCTCCAATAATTTGACATCCGATGATCAGTATGCTGTATTGCGTGACTTAGGCGGGGACAACGAAAGTATTCAAGCCTGTAAGAACGCCCAACAAAGAAAGAAACTTTTTCGTAAACTAACCAAACAGAAATATAATCATTGAACCTTAAATGAATTTTTATGTTGGCATATTTGATCCCTCAACAGCTTGGCCTTTCGAGCGTTGTATGATTTCTGTTAATGCAGTCCGGGATCGGAAGCGTGATTTTAGGGTTAATGAATGGATGTTGGATTCCGCAGCCTTTACGGAGATTACAACTCACGGGGGTTACAGACACGGGGTTGAAGAATACGCCGAACATATAAACCGGTGGAAATCGGTAGGAAAGATGGTATCGGCCAGTACGCAGGACTATATGTGTGAGCCATTTGTTTTAGAGATTACCGGCAAGACAGTGCCAGAACATCAAGAACTCACCATTGACCGATACTCAAAGTTGAGATCCATTGTTGATGATGTGTACATTCTTCCCGTTCTACAGGGTTATGACGTTTCTGATTACGCACGGCACACTGAACAATACGGAAAGTTATTAGACCACGGGGCCTGGGTGGGAGTCGGTTCGGTATGTAAGAGGAACGCCAACCCAGATACTGTCGAGGATATTCTTCGGGCGATACTATCAGTTCGTCCTGATCTCAAGTTGCACGGATTCGGGTTAAAGATTGAATCGTTAAAAAACCCAGCAGTTAAAGATATGTTGTACTCCAGTGATTCAATGGCTTGGTCTTTTCAAGCTCGCAGGGAGGGCAACGATGGTAATGATCCCAGAAATGCATTAAGTTATTGTGCTAGGGTTCAAAATATCTTACAAGAAAACCAGTTTTACCAACCAATACTATTGGAGTGGTGGAAGCAAAATGTAAACTAACCATAACTAAGTATGAGTCACAACATTAGACAAAAGCTACAGGGGATTCAGTCATCCCTCAAAGCCCCCAAGGGGCAGACTAATAAGTTCGGGGGGTACAAGTACCGCTCCTGTGAGGACATCCTTACCGCATTGAAACCCTTGCTCCAAGAGTGGGGCTGCTCTCTGGTTATCTCTGACGAAATCGTTGAGTTAGGGGTAGATAGCAGGGTCTACGTCAAAGCCGAGGCTATGCTGTATGACAACGATAGCGATGGCATTATACACGCCAATGGATTCGCTCGTGAAGCCGCATCTAAGAAGGGTATGGACGAGGCACAGATTACTGGCTCCGCTAGTTCCTATGCTCGCAAGTACGCACTCAATGGTCTCTTCGCTATTGACGATACGAAAGATCCAGACGCTACCAACGACCACGGGAAGAAATCATCCGCACCCGCTACATCAGGATTCTAATTATGTATTCACGAATTAAAAACGACTCTCAACCCATCGAAAAGGGTAAGTTACCGCTTGAGGCAATCGGGGAAATTATAGATGACACCTATGAAATACTTGATGAACTTCAAGCATCCGAACCTGAAGGATCTCCAGCCATATCACGTTGTATGGGGCTACTTGAGGCTTGCCAAACAATTATAAAAGGAGGACTCTAATTATGGAAAAGCTATTATCAACATCAGAAGTCTGTGACATTCTCGGACTTGGAAACAAAACAATACTCAAGTATATTAAGCAAGGCAAGCTGAGTCCTATACGTTTAAACAAGCGTGTCTTTAGATACCGGCCCAGTGAGGTTATGAGCCTACTGGATACCGATACACTTGAACCAGTAGGTCACTCATAATTATGATTGCATTTAGCAAAGATATTCTAGCCATTCAAAACTACGTTGAAGAAATCGAGGAGTACAACCTGGTTAATATCAGTAAGCTTGAGGACTCCCTTGAGGATCAACGTGTCGATCTAGAAGCTCTTGAGCTTAGGGTCGCAGAAATATACACTCTCTTAGCAAACAATAACCAAGATAAATAATGGAGTACGATAATACCAATAGCGGTACATTCTTCGTGAATGACCGAAAAGAGAAACCGAATCATCCTGATTACAACGGGAAGATCAACGTCGAGGGCAAGGACTTCTACCTCAAGGGTTGGAAGAAGACAGCCAAATCCGGGACTAACTTCCTGTCCATTGCCGTCAACCCAGTTGAGCCAAAGGGTGCTTCCGCACCGAAGCAGCCAGTTGGGGCAGTAGTGGATGACTCGCCGTTTTAATGCCTACAAAAGTTAGCTACGACAAGGTCTGGTGGGCTGAGTTCCGTGAGCAGGAAGTTGATTACATAATGAACTTAACTGCGAAGAAGAACTCGGATTATACGGGCGGGGAGACTAACGACAATCCGTTCGCTAACTTCGATTCCAGCACCGAGTTCGGGGTTGACCCACTGACAGGCATCTGCATCCGTATGCAGGACAAATTCCAGAGAGCTAAGGCTTTCTGTTCTGACGGTTCCCTCTCGGTTGACTCCGAGGGGGACAAAGCTAAGGACATATTCCGGGATCTCATTGGTTACTCGTTGATAGCCATAGGGATGCTGGAACGGGGCAACAAGTCCTAGTCCAATGTGATACAATGCTTGGCTCCTGCAATCCCGCAGGGGTCAAGTATTCTATCAAAAAATGTATATCCTAAACTCCAACGAAATGAACAAAGTCCTACAAGAAGCCGTCGAAGTCAGCATCAATCTTTATAATGAAGTCGATCCCTATAAGCTGCCATCCGATGATAAAATTAAGCACCAGGCTCTAGGTCAATGTCTTCGTTCGCTGGTAGAATTACTTGAGAATGAATCAAACAGACATACAGCTACCGCCGCATAATTCAGAGGCCGAAGATACAGTCATCGCCTCCTGTCTCCTTCCGGGGGACACATCAGTTTACGATTCCATAGCAACGATAGTTCGCTCGGAGGATTTTTATACCCTTCGGGGCAGGATTCTATTCGATGCTCTGACGAAACTCGCATCCCAGAACAAGCCCTTGGACGAAATTGGCATCCAAGAGGTTCTGAAGGGCACAGGAGGGCTTGATGAGGTCGGGGGCATAGCTGGGCTTATGTCGGTCGCTGACAAGGCTTCAACGGAGCCACAGGCGATTCACTACGCAAAGCTGATCGTTGAGAAGTCCAACTTGAGATCCGTCATCAGGAACTGTAGGATTGCTGTAGAGAACGCAGAATCCGAGGCCGTTGAGTACGAGGACATCCGGGCTGAACTAGAGGGTTCGATCCTTGAGATTGATTCCAAGGGCAGCAAGGAGACGACCATCAGTGATTCCATTGACGAAATTTTAGACGACATCCACAAGATCCAAGCAGGTGAGTTCAATTCCAATGTAATCAAAACCAATACAGGTAGACTGGACGGGTTCTTGGGCGCAGGTGGTATCGCTCCCGGAGAGGTTTTGACTCTCGCTGCACCTACGTCCTGCGGAAAGTCAGCCCTCGCATTGAACATAGCGACCAAGGCAATGAAGCAGCAGTCCGTTCCCG